TTATGAATTATATAATAATCGTTAGAGCCGTGACCGTTAGCTTGCTTTAACCAGCCAACAGGGTGTTTTTCGCCCTCTTGGTAAACATGGAATCCCATAGGCGATTTGTCAAAATGAACGTGTTTCATTGCTTTAATTTCCCTTAATCCATGCGGCTTTGCGCGCTTGCATCAATTCCATATTGGCGAAGCACGTTGGCATATGCCCGCGCGCCCGCTTCATGCATTTCCACACATTGCCCGCTATATTCGGCGGGGCTATGAACGTGCAAACCGCGCCCGCTATAATGCTTTGAAGCTTCGCCCGCTTCGCGTAGTGACTTGGCGAAAACGCCGCGCCCGCTTTCAATCCAAACCCATGCGAACCCGCAAGCGGCGATTGGTTCGCCATAAGGGCAGTCTGGATTATCGCGGCGGTATGCATTGGATTTGAACGCCGCCGCTTCACGCGCCGCCGTTTTTGCCTCAAAATGAATTTGCAAGGCTTGTGATTTTGTCATTTTCATCTTCATGATATTCCCCTTTCATGCGGCGATATATTTTGCGCCGTTGCCGTGTTTAATAACCGCAATGCTTTTTGCTTTACTTGCACCCATGCATAGGCCGCAAGCTTGGCACTCAATCGATTTGGTTTGCGCGGGGCAATGTATCTCATGCCCTGCCACTATTTCCGATTCATCCGATACGATTCTAAAGGTACGCGCCCCGCTATCCCACGCCGCCCGCGCTTGTGTTTCATTATCCGCGCTTTGCATCATGATATCGGGTCGGAATTGCGCGCCCTT